GATCCAATATTTGCTTTTAAATTAGAAATATCAGCTTGTAATTGTTTTGCTTCTTTACTCGAACCATTTAACCATTCATTCATTGAACTCTTTAAAAGGCTATATATTCCTTGAAACCCTAATAATGCTAATGCGTATTTTGCCAATTTTTTTACTGAAGTTCCAAGTGTCTTTGATATTCCTAAACTTTCAACAGAAACTTTTTTGGTATGTTTAGAGGCTTCTTTCATTTTTTCTTTAAATGACTCTGCCTTTTTCTTTGCCTCTTCTACTTTATTATTAACTTCTACTTGTTCTTTTTTTGCTTGGCCTAATGAAGTATTTAGTTCTGATTGTTTACCTTTCGCAGAGTCTAATTTAGTCTTATATTCATCAACTTTGGCTTGCAATTGTTCTTGCTTTCCAATTAGTTTTTTATATTCTGAATCAGCCTCAATTTGACTTTGTATAAATTCATTAAAATTAGCTTCCGACATTTTTCCTTCAAAATCTCGATAAGTTTCAAATATTCGGTCTCCAACCATATCCATTTTCATTTGAACATTATCTAATTCTTGGGATGTTTGCATAAATTTATCATTTAATTTATTAACTTCATTTCCAGCACTTGAAACACCGTTTTTCTAATTGTTTTACTTTTGTGTCTACACTTCGTTTTAACTCATCTAATCCCTGTTCTGCACCTTTTTTATCTATTTTTGTATTAATACGAATAGAGCCGTCTGACAAATTTCTCACCTCATTTCTTGTAGGTAAGTCATCGGCACATAATGGCTCTACTTGACTTGTTTTTTATCAATTTTTATTTCGAATACTTTTTTGCATTTTTTCCCTTTACACTTAACAAAAATGCCACTGCATTTAGCATCTTTGCTAAATGTAATGGGCATTTTATAACCACAAAATGGGCATTCTATTTTTTCTATTTTAATCATCTCCTAGTAACTTATTGAAGTTTTCTAATGCTTCTAAATCTTCTTCATCGTAATCACTTTCAGTTGGCAACGCAACTCTTTCCATTGCTTCTTGAATTTTAGTCCTTGTTTTTGAATCTTGATAATCTGATAAATCTGTATTTCTTAAATCTCTTATACGATTTAGGATACTATCTTCTGTTAATCCACTTATCAATTCACAAAATTGCCAAAAGTGCATTTCTCTATTACTAAGATCTATTGAATAACAAGACATAAAACTTGCTCGAATATACTCTTTGTCATATTCAAAGTCCATATCTTTTTTTACTTCTTTTATATTTTTCTTTTCTTTGCCACATGATAAAAATATTGCTGCTTTTTCAAGAGCAATGCTTAAGTTTGATGGTATATTAGTAATATTTCCTTTTTCATCTTCTTTACCATATAATACACTAACAACTGCAATTGCTCTTTCAATATCAGAAATTGATGCATCATCTATTATTTTAAAGCACTCTAATGCATATCTATAATCTGTATTTAATTCATATACTTCTCCATCAACTTCTGCATGTGTCGGATACTCATTCATATTAAATAACCGTATTTTTTTTAGGAGCATATTTTTTATACATATTTTGTTGTATATTTTGTATTTTTACTCCCATTTTTTCAAATTCTGGCAATAAACCATTTAAAAAATCAGCAAATTCTTCTTTATCATTATAATCACCAAAAATAGCTTGGCAAGTTCCTTTACCAAGAAACTTATCTAATATTTCTCTCAATTTACTATATCCTTCTGCTTCCATATAGTAAAATTTTCTTGTTGCTGGACTTAATTCAAATTCTCTACTTTTAATATTTTCAATTGTTATATTTTCTATTTCTGGAACTTCTTTTACTCCCTCGGCTAGTATTTCTTTTTTTATTTCTTCTTCTTGTTCTTCTAATTTATTCATTTCTCTGAATGCATCATCATATAATTCAAGTATTTTTATTGGAAAATTTGCATCTCCTAAATGAAAAGTTAATGTATGAAAAACATTATCTTCTGCATCTGTTAAATCTACTGTATATATATTTTTATTTCTTATAACTTTTAATGAACCATCGGCCATGTGACTTACCTCCTCGTATAAACAAAAAAATAATGCTACCATAAATAAATAGTAGCATTATTTTAAATTATTATTTTAGGCAGTATATTTGCCTTCTGTGAATGTAACTTTTCCATTTTCAATTGTTACATATCCTATTTCTTGATTTCCATTTTGTTTTACATTGTATGTTATTTCTTTTGCATCGAAATCGCCAATAACAAGAGTAGTGTTTATTCTCGCAGCCTCATAAACATTTTCTGCTAATTGACTATACAAATATACTTTTAAACAATCTGTTTTAGCATCTTCTTCAACTGCTAGAGTTTTTCTTTTTTCATCTACAAATTCAAAGATTTTCTCTCCAACATAACATTTTTGAGTAACATCAAAAGTTGGTGAGTATGAAAGCACTTCGTTTGTAGCACTATCTTCATGAATATATTGATTTGACTCTTCTTCTGCATTATATGCTTCTTTCATTTCTGAAATACCTTTACCCATTCTAGCATAATCTGCTGTTTCTCCTGTTCCTACATTCATAAATGTAGCATATAAACTTCTTTTCATTTATAAAATTCCTCCTTTTTTATTTTTTTCTTTATAATAAGTTATCCTTAATTGTATTTGATATCTAGCTGTATCAATTCCAGTTTGATACGCATAACCTGTACTTGTACATTCTATACTTTCAATTCCTTCAATATCTGGCAAATTACCTTCATTGTCTTGCTCTTCAATCCAATTACTAAAATCTTCATAAAATTCAGTATTTAGCATATTTTGAATTGTTTCTTGGCCATAGCTTTCTCTACTTGCAAAAATAAATGCAAATTGTTTTATTCCTGAATCATCAATAAAATCCGTATTTGTTGGAGAAATTGGAGTAGGTTCAATACTATATGCCATTTCATTTTTCAAATAATCTACTCCTATTTTTCCATCATGTAAATACGGACATGTAGAAATATATTCTCTAATAGCTTTTATTATAGATTTTTTATTTTCAGCCATTTTCATTACCTCCATCAACTAATTGTTGAGCTCCTTTTACAATTTCTTGTCCTTCAGCTGCTTTCATTCTTTCAAACCAAAATGCACCTCTTTGCGGACCTCCGTAAAAAGTCAAATCTCTATCTGTAACTGTTTTAGGTGGCGGACCAACCATAACTTTTCCATAGTATAAATATCTTGGTTTTACACCAATCCAAGCTACTTCACCGCTTCCTACAACTGTTCCTAATATTCCCATATTCATTAATGCACCTGTTCGAAATGGCAAATATTTAGCACACCTTTTTAGGACTTCATTATCTATGAATTTTTGAACATATCCACCATCATTTAATCCATGTTCTTTTAATATTTTTTTAGTATCATTTAATTCTAACTCACCATGAAATTGTATCATACTAACGCAATCTCCCAATGTGGCAAGCCACCTTTTAATTTATCATCTACACTTATAACTTCGAAGACATTGTCGTAGTTTTCCTTTAAATTTGCAATTGTATTATCTTTGTCAATATTATAATCAACTTCACCAATTACAACTATATCTCCCTCTTGAAAAGTAAAATATTTTTTGGTTTCTTCAGATGATAATTTTTGGTATTTTTTTGGTGAAATATATTCTTTTTCTTCACTTTCCAAATCTTCTATTGGTATTATTATTGTTCCAGAACTCGCATTTTCAAGACCGGATTTAATAACATTTACTGCTTTTTTCTTATCTACATTCACACCTATTATATATGTTCGTATATATTCATCATCTCTAATAGTAGAATTATACTTTTTATTAAAAATAGTAATACTATCTTCAAACATATTTAGCACCCCCTATATAGTAGAGAAATACCCTTACTGTCTTTTACATCTAATAAGTAATTTACCAAAGTATCGTATAATTCTTTTTCATTATCACTACTTTCTTGATAATTCACTGACCAAGAACCTACACTTTCGGAATTTTTACCGTTTCTTTTTTCTATTTTTTGCATTTTATCAGCAATAGAACAAGTACAATATTTTACCTCATCTGGAATATTATCTTTGTCAATTCTTCCGTATGTATTCTTTTTAATATACATACTAGCTTCTAATGACATTCTTGTAAAAGTAGCTTCGGGCATTTTTCCGCCCATATTTTTCTTTATAGAAATCATAGTCGCAATATCTCATGCCCTTTCCTCCTTTTATTCTTCGTTTTCAGTGCCACCGACATTTGTGTCGCTACCATCTGTTTTTGTGTCCGGATTATTGTCTGTATTGTCCGGATTTTCTCCATTATCTTCTTTATAATTTTTTATAAATTCAACAATGTCTGCTTTACTTCTAACATTTGATGCAATTGTAATATTCTTTTCAGCTGCATATTCTTTTAGTTCTGTAACTGTCATTTCATCAAGTGTTTTTTCTTCTTTTATAATTTCAACCCTAACACCTTTTTTTTGTAATTTTTTGATTATGTAATCATTATCACAAAGAGCCTCACCTTGTTCAAAGTGAAGCCCATATCTTTCTTGTGTTAATGGTTGGTTTAAATATACTTTTGCTTGCATATTTTAATACCTCCATAAATTATTTTACTTTTATATTTCTAAATACTCCGGCTTTTAATGTATTTTTCAATACAACTGCTGAAACCATTTCAACATCACCCTTTTTAATTACTCCTGGTTGTTTTAAATCTGGCAATGCTGTTGCAATGATTTTTTCACCTTGTAAAGAAACACCATGGAAACCATCTTTAGCAATTTGAACAGCATAAATATCAGTTGTTCCATCTTCTGCAATTGGAACACATGGCAATGTTTTCTTTGTTTTAGGATCATAATAGTTCTCTAAATCAACTAATGGAACACCATCCCAGTTATCAATACTTTGTCCAAAAGCATCTTCTGTTCTTGAATAATATCCTGCTCTTCTAGCAATTCCTTTCATCTTAGTTTGCATCTTACTATTCATTAAGAATAATGTTGGTTTTCCTTCCATTGTAGAAACAAAGTCATCCATCATATCTAAAAATTCTTGATAATTTGCATCCATTTTAGCACTATTAGATAAATCTATAGAACCAGTAGTATTATATTCTGTACTAGCTCCTGTTAATATAGTATCTAATCCATCAAATTCTTCTTCATTTGTATTAGCATCACCATTAATAACAGTATAATGGAATAAGTTTATTGCTCCTTTTATTTTTTCTTTCATTTGGAAGTCTAATTCATCAACAGCCCCTGAAGAATTAATAATAACTCTATCTAAACTAAATTCTCCACCAAATATTTTTAAATCAGCTGATGCTTTTTCTCTTTTTGCTTCATTTGATGCATTTTCATCTCCTGAATATTCAGTATTTAATTTTCTAAATGCTGCTGTAGATGGTGTTTTTAACTTCATATATCCATAAGTTAAAGTACTTCCACCTGTTCCTGGAGATACTGCATCATCAAATAATAATTTATCTAATAATAAAGATCCCCTTCTAAATTCATCAATAACTTGTTGGTCTACTTTATCTGCCATACCAACTTTGGCTTCTTCTAATGTAATCATAAATTTTACCTCCTAATTTTATTTAAATTTTTCTTTTAGTGCATCTAATAAAGTTCCACTACCTGTATTAGAATTTTGGTTATTTGTTTGTTGTGTACTGAAGTTTGGCAAGTTTTTACTATCATCTTCAGAATCAAATAAATAACTCAATTTTTCATTTTCTTGAATTGGTTTCATTTGTTCCTCTAAACCTGTTATTTTTATTTCTCCAGTATCTTTATCTTTTTCTCTACCAATTTTCTTCATATCTAAATGTCCCATTATAGATGCCTTATCTTTTACTTTGAAACCTTTTAAGGCAGTTTCTAGGGCAGTATTGAATTTCATTTCTTCAACCTCTTTTGAGCCTTCGGCTTTTCCTCTTTCATATTCAGCTGTTTTAATAGATTCTATATCGACATCTTCCAATTCTTTAATCTTTGTGTTTTTAGTTTCAACAACACCTTTTTGTACTTCGATATCTTCTTTTAAATTTTCAATTTGCGTTTTTAACGGAGTAATATCTTTTCCGTTTTCATCCATAATTGCATCAACTGCTTTTTTTATTTCAGCTTCATCTGTTACACCTAAAGCTCTAATTTGGTCCTCAATAACTTTTCTTTTCATACTATACTTTCCTTTCCCAGCTACGATTTTTTACGAGTTTTTTCTTCTCTTTGCTGCTTACACTTGTTACGACCTGTAAGTAGTCATATTTTAAAATAAAAAAATAGACATATTAAATATGCCTAAAATGAATAACAATATTTTAAGATGCATCTATACACTCTATTTATTTTTTAGGTGCATTTTCTTCTGTCTTTGCATCTTGTTCTTCTGCTTTTTCTTCAACTTCTGTTACATTTACTTTTTCAACTATATAAGGATTTTTTAATAATTCTTCTGCTCTTTTTTCAGAAAATTTATAAGTTTTTCCTTTTTTATAGTCTACTTTTGTTTCTTTATCTGTAAAATTTTGTTTTACTTTCAATTCAACCTCTTTTGCCATTTTTCTCACCACCTTTCCAATAAAAAAGCTGTTCAAAAAATGAACAGCTTATATTTTATATTAATTTATTTAATTCTAATTTTGTATTTTCTTTTAAAATATTTAAAAATTTTTCATTTTTAATTACTTCTTTTATTGCATTATTTATATCATTATTATTTAATGTTTTATAATCTTCTTCACTTTTTATCTTATCTTCATCAAAAAGAATTTTTATTATATCTAAATAATCTTGAAAATTGTTTTTTCTTACTCTTTGCATATAATTTGTAATAATTATTAAATTATTTAATCTTTCAAAATCACTTATCATTTATTATCAACACTCCTCTATTATAAATACAATAATAACCCTTATTTTCAATTTTTATTCCATCCACTCCTTGCAACATATATAATAATGATTTTTCATTCATATATACATTTTTTAAATCTTCAGGAAGTTCAGAGCATATTAAATTTACTTCTTCCTCAAATTCTTGTGAATCTTTAAATTTTATTATTCTAGCCTCTTTTGATATTTTAGCATTTAATATTTTATAGTCTTGTCCATGAGAATATTCAAATAATAAATCACTTTCATAATCTTTTGAGCCAAAATAAATACCTCTTCCGTAACTGCTATTTGTATTTTCACTATATTGTATAGATCCATTTACTGTATTTTCATAAGCTTCTTGTGCTGTTTTCCCATGATATGAATGTAATATTCTTACTATTTCATCTCCATCTACTTCCGCAAACTCTTTGCTATTAAGTAGTTTTGGTTTTCCATCCATTTTTAATAAATTTGCTGCTTGTTCCTGGATATTGTTCTCGTATGGATCATACTTTCCAAATGGCTTATATTCGTTTATATCTATACCTAATTTTTCAAATATATTATCGGTTGTAATTATATCATCATTTTGTAAGTTTGTCGAATTTTCAGCCTTTTTATTACTCATAATTGCTTTTTGAGAAATACTTTTATTAAATCCTACTACTCTTTCTCTTTCTGTATTTCTCTTTAATCCAGTTTGTTTTACAAAACTTTTTAATTCATTTTCTTTACTTTTTAATTTATTAGAACTTAAATCAAACTTGTTTTTAGCTTCTTCTAATAATTTTTCATCAGTAGAGCCTAGCATTATTCCTTGATAGCCTGAAATTTCTCTTTTTATTTCTCTGATTTCTCTTTCTTTTGCTCTTTGCATTTTTAATGCTTCGTATTCACCATATTCTTTGCCATTATATGTTACAGTCTTATTGTTTATTTCTTCTAATTCTTTATCTGTATATGCTCTCTTGCTAACCCCCTCTATAAAAGGAAATTTATTATGCCTACAATTTATACCACCCAAGCCATCTACCTTACCATATCCAGTTACTTCTTTTAGACTCGGGTATTTATCACTATTACCACTTATACTATAAACCTTTCCTTGCCACCAAGCATGATTAGTGTGATCTAATTTTTTTGTAACCCTAGCTCCTATATGTGCTGTAACTTCTACTAAATCGCAGTCCATTTCTTCTGCTCTTTTATCTTGTAATTTATTTGCAGTTTGACTTACTCCAGTTAAAACTGCTCTTCTTACTGCTACATCAATTTTGTCTAATTTTCCAGATGGATACATTACATTTATTCCATCTTTTGATAATTGTTCTACAGCATTAAATATAGCTGTATTATAATCAAATGCTCCACTTGTATATTGCCTATATGCCATATTAGTTATTTCTTGAAACTTGCTTTGAGCACTACCTGCTGTTGTCATTATTAAATTATTTATATCATTATTTGCTTTTTGAATACCAGTTTTTAATATTTGCATCATTGCTGGACTCTCTCTAAATGCTGTTGGTTTTAATCCTGCTAGCTCATAAATATTGTCATCAAATGTCATTGTTTCTATTGCTGCGTTTTCAAATATTGTTTTTACTGTTTTAGTTGATAAATTAGTTATATTTGCAATTTCTTCAATGATATCATTATATAAATATCCACTTTCTTGAACCGCCTTTATTTGATGTCTAGCAGTTTCTGTCATAACTCCTGCCTGTACAATTCTTCTTGCAATATCTTTTATAATAAAATTTTCTAATTCTGCATTTATTTTTATTGCTTCATCTGCACAATGTTCTAAATAATCTGGTGTCAACATTAGATATCACCTACTCTTCATCGCCAGTTGTATCTTCCTGTTGGGCTGGCATCATTTCTTTTGCTTGTTCTTCAGTTACTCCATATCGTTTCATTAAATAAAACTCTTTCTTAATATATCCCATATTTGCCTCTTGCATCATTATAGATTGTTCTTCTTTTGCATCTACTAAAATACTATCATCCCATTCATAACTTGTTTCATATTTTCCAACTGGTGCTAAATGATATAATGTTGCCAATACATCCATTGCATAAATTGTATCTTCAAGTGCATCTTCCAAAGCTGTTTGAATATCTGAAACTGTTGCATAACTTCTTTGCTTTGCACTTCTAATTTCAGTTGCAGTTTTTTCAATTAATTCTGGATCTGATATTGTTCCATAGGCTAATCCACAGACAAACTCAATTCTTTTTAGAATATCGTTAAATCCTTTATATAATTCTGTTTCTCTAATTTCAGGACTAAATATTTCATAAAAGGCTTTTCCATCCTTATTTGAACCTGTTGCTCTAAATAATCTTTTCTTTAAATGAGGCAACTCTAATTTTTCACTCATTATTTTACTTGATTGTAGTGCTGTTGGGTCTGCATCTATTGCTAACTCCGAACCTTCAAATTCCCATAATAATCTAGCAAACTGCTTATCAGCTTCTTCTATTAATTTTACGGCCCTAGAATAAACAGATACACCTATTGGACTATCTGGATCAATAGTATTAGCAAGTGGAATCTTAAAATATCCAAATAGTGGTCTATCAATATTATTTATTTCTACTTCTTCCTCAATATTTTGCCAATCATCAACTGCTTTTAAAGATATTTCCTGACCAAGTGTTTCTTCTGTTGAACTCATATATGCCTTATTTTTAATCTTATATTTTCTTGTGCTTCTATCTAACTCATGATATTCAAGTCGTGTAAAATAATATTTACCTTCTACTTTTCTGCTAACAAAAATTCCTGCGGTACAATCTTCATTACTATCGTACTCAACAGGAAAGAAATTTGTTCCTTTTATTGTATCAACTAATAATTGTCCATTAGCAACATAGGGCTTAAACACAAGTCCACCTAATGAACAACCATATTCAAGATTTTTTCTTAATTTTTTCTTTAATTTTTTATATGTTTCATTAAGAAAATCTGCTCTTTTGCTACCCGTTATTTCGCTTTCAAATTCAACCGTTGTTGCTGTTGCAAACTCTCTTGATATAGAAGCGGGTAGTCCTGCACTTATAACATCTTCATTTAACCATGGTGCTTCATCTTTATACATTTTTTCCCATAAACTTATTGCTGTTATCATTTTATCTGATATGGCTATATTAACATCAAATTTTGTTCCAATATTTACATTAAACATTTTATTTACTACACTCCTTATCCAACCTAAAATTTTATTAAACATTTATATTACCTCCGTTAAAATTAGAAGATCAATAGATCTCTCAATTGTATATTCAAATGCATCTAGTGAATCTATATCAGAACTTCCATCATCAAGCCTTTCATCCTTTGTTAATTCTTTTGGATTCCAAACAGCAGTACAAAATGCTGTTTCTAATGTTTCACAATCATCAGTTAAATATAACCTCATTTGTCCCATTAGTCTGTTGGTTGCTCTAATTCTTTCATTTATTTCACTTTTCCATGCATTATCAATTGCTAAAGAAATATTTGCATTTAAAAGCGATGTTCTTAATCCTCTTATCAATGTTTGCTCTGCACTATCTGCATAACATATATCTGGCATACCATATAAATTTATTATTTTTAATACAAAATCCACAAATAAATCGCCTAGCTTATTTGGATCTATATCTCCAAAATGTCTTTCACTGGCCAAGCAAATAACATCTTTAAAATCTCGACTTATTCCAGTTGCAATAAAAGCATGTCCTGAACCATTACCACCAAAGTCAACTCCAATAATAATCTGTGATATTCTTTTCTTAGCTTCTTCTCTTGATATTCTAAATGCTTCGGGTTTATTAGCAAAATTTCTATAACATAAACCTTCAGCAATACATCTTTTTCCTAAAATATCTCGCAAATACCATATACTATTTTGGTCATATTGGCTTATAATTTCTTGTTTTCTTATATCTGGAATATTGATATTGTCGAATATTGTAAAATGCTTATAATTATAACCTCCTAACAAAGTACCTTCTTTATGTTTTTTTGCATAATTATCAATGTATTTAGTGTATATATCTGCATTTGGATTATCTGGGTTTAAATCCCAAAATATTTTTCTTCTTTGTGCTGCTAACTGTCTATTAAAGGCTTCTTTTATTGTGTTATCATGATGTAGATTTATTTCAGTTCCAATCCACATTCCGTAAGAGTTACCACGAATTTTTTTATAACTATCTTCTTTTGCTGCTCCGTGCAAATATTACTATTTTTTGTTTATAGTGAGTATCAGGTCCTTTAATATATAAACATTCATTACCTTTAAATTTTCCCCAATGACTTTGTCCTCTAAATATATATTCAAGTCCATAGCCATTTGCATCTCCTATATTCAACTTAGCATTTGCACTTGTTGAACCAGTTGCTAAATGTATTTTGTCTGGTGTTGTTTTTAATTCATGTGCAAAAGCATATACATTGTCAACAGTTTTTCCTGCTCTTACTGCTCCTTCTGCAATATTAAAAGTACAATTTACACAATTTCTTATATAATCTTTGTGTTTATCACCAAAACTAAAATTTATTGTTTTTTTCTTTTTTACATTTTTAGCCACCATATAAATCAGCGTCCGTTTCTGAAGTATCTTCTATTTCTTCGCCATCCATGTTTTGTAACTCTATTTCTAGCCTCTTCTTTTCTATTTCAAGTTTTTCTTTTTCAATATTTAGTCTTTCTTTATCTAATCCAATTTTGCTTAAACTTTCTATACACCTTCGCTTTGATTCTTGTATCCTTGTTAGAGCTTCTTCTATTCTTTGTATAGCCATTGTTGTATTTTCTGCATGTGTTATTGTGGTTATTGCATTATCTTTATTCCATGAAACATTTTGATAATTAGTTTTTGATATATTATTTATAGTCATATCTTTATTTTTATCTTGTATTTCTTTTATTCTTTTTAGCATTCTCATTTCTCTTATAGTTAAAATTTTCAATTCATCTAATAATGCTTGTTTTTTATTTTCTATTTCATAATTATCAAATATATTTTTTTCTTCTTCAGATAAAACACCGGAGAATATGTTTTCATACTCTCCGGTAGTTCTCGCTCGTTTATTACCTTTTTCTGCTCCTGGTCCGCCTTTATTACCTTTTGCATTTTTATTTTTCTTTAATGCTTCGCTACGATTACTTTTTCTTTTCCATTTGTTTTTCTGTATTAAATAAATAAGCTGACTGTTAGTGATATTGTTCTTTTCTTCTATTTCTTTATACTTTAATCCAGATATATAATCTTTTTTTATTTTCTTTATATCTTTATCTGTCACAACATATCACCACCAACCTTCTACTTTTCTAATATAGCTTTCTTTCCAGTTAATTCTTCCCATCTTTCTATAATTACATCGCAATATCTTGGATCTAATTCCATCATATAACACTTTCTATTTGCATTTTCACAAGCAATTAAAGTTGTCCCGCTTCCTCCAAAGCAATCTAATACAATATCTTTTTTATCTGTTGTTAATTCTATAGCTCTAGTCGGTAGTTTTACAGGGAAACATGCTTTATGATTTTCTAATTGAGTATTTCCTGTTGTTATTCTCCAATAATTTGTTATTCCTTGTCCTTTCTTTTTATTAAAATATCCTCTTTGCTCTGTTGTTCCTAGATAATAAAGTTCCATTTCTTCTGAAATTTCTTCTTCATCTCCAACCATTAATATATCTTCATATTGTCTTGTCAACATATCTTTAGAAACTATTGGCATTCCATGGCCTTTATCCCAAACTATTAATTCCATAAATTTTAGCCCTGTTTCCTTTATTATTCTGTGCATTATTTCTATAAATTCCCATCTACTATTTCTGTTATAACTAATATTCCAAAATAAATAGCCTTTTAAATATTTTTTCCAAACATTAATTATTTGCAAATTAAAGTCTATATATTTCTGACTTTCTAAATTGTCTGTGTAATTTTCGTACATATCTGCTCCCATATTATATGGTGGTGATGTAAATAAACATTTTGCAATTTTATTATTCATCAATTTTTTTACATCATCATCTTTTGTACTATCTCCACACATTAATCTATGTTCACCCAGTATCCATATATCTCCTAATTTTGTTATAGGTTCTTTTACTTCTTCGATATGTTTTTTTACATCAAATTTATCTTCTAAATTTTTTTCTATATTAAAAACATCTTCTAATTCTTCTTCATCAAAGCCTGTTAAAGACAAATCAATATCTGTTTCCTTTAAATCTGCAATTAATTCTTCTAATTTGTCATAATCCCATTCTCCAGATATTTTATTTAATGCTATATTTAATGCCTTTTCTTTATTTTTTTCTAAATCTACAATAACACATTCTATATCTACATAATTCATCTCTTTCAACACTTTAAGTCTTTGGTGTCCTCCTATAACAGTCATATCTGAATTAACTATTATAGGTGCTACATATCCAAATTCAATTATGCTTTTTTTTATTTTTTGATATTCCGGATCTTCTGGGTTTAAATCTTTTCTTGGATTGTATTTTGCTGCTTTTAGATTTTCTATTTTTATTTTTTGAATATTCACTGTAATCAACTTCTTCCTTAAAACATTTTAATTTTCTTTTGCAATTTTTACATTCAAATCTCATACATATATCTAAATTCATTGCATCATCTTCTTTCGTATATAAGAAAAAACTCCCTAAAATTAGAGAGTTTTAAACCTATTTTTACAGGAATTTTTTATGTTAAAATCAAAATATCACACTATCATTATAATTTTTATAATAGGAATTGTCTAGGAAATGTTTTGGAAATGTTTTTTTACTTAATTTTTAGTCCATCAATTCCAAAAAATAATATTGACAATTCTTTAATTGCAATGTTTTTAGTGTTCCTTATTGTCCTATCTGAACAGTCTAAAATTTCGGAAACTTCTTCTTGTGTTTTTTTATCTTCGTTCAAATATAGTAATTCTATTACTTGTATTCTTCTTTGAATATCTTCCCTTCCAGAATTTTCACATTTATACCTATAATAATCAATAAAAGTATTGATATGTTTTAAAATTATACTAGTTTTATTCTTCGATTTTATTATAGAATTTATTTGAGTTTTTGTTATTTCTTCATCCATATCTAAATCTAACTCATCAAATAATTCTGCTTTTGACAACTGTGTTTCTGTATAAATTGATTTTTCTGTATGCTGCATAAAATTAGTATAATTATGTAATAATAGCTCTGTATTTCTAAACCTCATATCAGCCTTATGTTTTTTCTTTTCTTCTTTTTCTTTTTCAATTTCAATTAATGCTCTCTTTACTCCCTCGTTTACTCCTGCTGTTATGCTATTTTGAATTACACTATATAGGGTAGGATCTACCTCTATTCCTTTGCCTTTTTCACTCATAAAAAGCACCTCTTTCTTTTTACTTTTTATAAAGGCATGTAACTTAATATAATTTTATTTAATCTTTTGCTTTGTTTTTTTCTAATTCTTCTATTCTTCGAATGTAACCATATATGTAGGCATTTACATGCTTTTTTATCATCTAAATATTTTACAATTGCAATAACTACATTTCTAAATATTTTTATTAGTTTTTTTCTAATATCATTAAAAATTTTTACAATTGCATCTGCAATAGGTTTTAATTGTTCTTGTAAAACTTCCCACGCATCTTGTATTTTTTGAATATCTACTTCATTCATAAGGACTATTCCTCCTTTGCATCTTCAATCTCTTCATCTTTAAACATTCCGTATGGTTGTTCTACTGACATACAAATTGGAGGATGTTGTAATCCTATTACAGATAACCATATTATACCTGTTTTTTCAAATTCTTTTCTTTCTGCCTCACTCATTTCCCAACTAGTAACAATACAATTGTCTTTTGTTTGTAATGCTGGCAATTCACCATATCCTGGTGCCTTTAATATTATATTTTTATCTTTAAAATCTACTGGATGCATAATTATTTTTCCTCCTTATTTACTAATCTAAATACATCTTCACCAAATCTATCAATTCTCTGATGAAGATGTTGCATTTCATGTTGTACAGACTCTACAAAATCCTCTCCATAACATAATGATTCTATTGGATTATTATCAAAGTTAAATCTACTTGACTCTTCCTTAAGATAATTTAATTTAAAACTTTTTACTTTTTTAAAGTCTATACTTTCAATTAATTTTATTAATTCTTCTTTATCCATACTTATTGTCCTCCTCTATTTTTCTTATAACTATTCCAAGTTTTCCAATAACTGCTAAAACTTGTCCTATATTTCTTTGAAACACCTTCATTGTGTTCTTTCCATCTTTTCTTTAAGTTGTTTCTTTCAATTTTTCTCTGAAGACTCATTTGTATCCCTCCTTTCTATTTTTCTAAATATGTTTTTCCAGAAATCTGTCATATTTTCAACTAATATGCACATTTCTTCTGCAATTGATGATGTTAATTCCATCGCAAATTCCATCATTTTCAAAAATATGTTTATGATGAAATACACGGGTGTAAGTAATATCACAATTAATATAAATAACAACTCTTTCATACAATGTTCCCTCCATGCAGGTTTAATATTGTATTATTTCTTAAATAATCTATATGTCGTATTATTTTAAGGTCCTTTTCTCTTGTTTTAGTAGATGTATCTGGTGCTCCCATTTCTTTCATTGCTACTACTCTAAATTTAGCTAACAGTGTTTGTAATGTTACATAATCATCTTCTTCCATTACTTTTTCACCTTGCTTTCTCTTTTTATCCATTTATTACAATACCCACTTGCTCCATTTGTTTGATTACAAAATGGATATTTCCCACAATTTCCGCACCTATTGTTCATTGTTTTTTACCTCCAATACTTCTAAAATTTCTAATATATAGTATTCTTGATTAGGCTTTGCTCCCCATTCTTTTTTGCCTGTCCCTATTTTTAATACACATATTATTCCAACAGATGGAGATTTATAAGAATAGCCATTTCTTAAAATAATTTTTGCAATTTTAGAATTACTATGATAATTAACTCCAAATATTTTTTTAAATCTAATCGTATAATATGGCTTAATTTCTCTATATTCTTCTTTCTTTTCTCCACTTACAATCATATCAAACCATTTCTTTTTTATTGGTAATACTAACATTTACTTATCCTCCAATAATTCTTCTAAAACTTCTCTTCTGATGTTAATATCCATTAATCCAAAACTAATACTAGCATCTGAATATTCTTCTCGTTCTTCATCACTTATGCTATTTTGTAATTCTTGCTCTTCTCTGTTTAATTTTTCTATCGTTTCTTTTATTGCTGATTTTGGTATGTAACTATCTTTAATCCAAATTGCTAATGCAGGACTGTTACTTAAAAGATATAATCTATTTTCTTCTTTTAACTTTTTATATGCTTTTAATAGATTTTCTATTGGTTTTATATCTATTTCAACGGTAGGTTTATGCCAATTTTTAATCATATTTTCTATTTTTTTTATATCTTCTTCCACTATTCTCCCACCTTTCCACATCTTTGTTTTTCTTTATCCCATGCTGCACAATTTTCTTTATAACATTCAGCAAAATTTTGATTTTCTATAAGTAAATGATATTCTGCTCTAGCAATACCCTCTTCATCTAGTATTGGTTTTCTAATATTTTGTTGTATTATTCTATATTGTTCTGGACATTTCATATTACTTAATCTCCTTTAATTTAGAATCTATCATTTCAATACTATTTTCAATTGACTTTTTCTGCGTTTCTAATAAATCTAACGCAAATTGTAGTCCTTCTTTTTGCCCTATTAATTGATTTTTAAATTCTTCCACTATTCTTCACCATCCTTTGCTGCTTGTAATAAACACATAATTGCTATTCCAATTAATGCTCCAATAAATAAACCTAAAATGAATTTAATCATTTGTTCTTCACCCTTTCATACAGGCGAAGTTTCCCTCGCCTATATATTTATTTTTCGTATTATACTGCCACTTTTTCTAATACTTTCTTTTCCCATGTTTCAAGAAATTTATCTTGTTTTTTATTTGTTTTACTATTATTTTTAGTCCTTTTTTGAACTACTCTATTATTCTTTACTTCAACTGTAACTAATGAAATACTTGGCTCATCTACTTTTCTCATAAAATAAATATCACATTCACCTTCAGCATATCTTTCAGCATAAGTTCTAACACAGTTATTCTGTTGTGTGCTTTCATCTATTAATGACTCTACACTAGATGCAGGAAATATTATAAATTCTTTATTCTTAAATGTATTTTTAGTTAATATCTTTACTCTGTTTTCAATATCTTTTATCATTTTTTCTTGTTTTATTATTTTTACTTGTTTCTCATATTTATCATGCATAGTTTTCAATTTATCTGGAAATAGATATCTTTTATTTTTAAGATCTAGGCCAAGTTCTTTTGCAAACTTCAAATAATCTCTGTATAAATGAGCATCTTTTAATCTTTTCTTTCTAAAATACTCTATAAATCTATCTATCGTTGTGTATTGTTTTATATCATCAATAACATACTTGTAATCCATTAAAAACCTTATTTTTTTAATATCATTAGTTGGATATTTTTGTAACATTTCTAATTCATCTCTACTGATATTATATTTTTTCATGAAATTATAGTAATTTTTATCTACTCCAAATATCTTTTTAAATGATCCTTTACAAATAAAACTTCGTGCATCCTCTGCTAATCTATATAATTTCATTTCTACTAATGTTTCAAAACTCTCATATTTTGCTGCTGATAATAATCCTCTTAAATCTATATTGCTATCCTTATATTTTTTTGCATATTCCCATAATCTTGACTTTTCATATATTGTGCCTTTTAATACTTGTTTTAAATTATCTATGTATAAATAACCCTGTGGCATACTTTCATACCAATAACCATCGTATGCTCTCCATTCACCTTCATCTTCCATTCCATGATATACAAATGGTCCACATTGAGCTATACTTACTCTTTTATTTCTTATTTCTCTATAATCATCATCTACTATTTTTCTTGCATATTCTACTGTATCATGTTCCATTTCTTGTTTATCAGAATTGTATATAGTTTCCATTTCAAATATTCTAATCACTAATTCTCCGTTTACTTTATCCAACATCAATATATTGTCTCTGCTTTTCCAATTTTTTAATCTTCCACTTCTCACCCAGTATTTATTTTTACAATATGGACAAGTATATTGGCTTTTTATCTCTGGTCCTTTATTCAAATATGTAAATGATTGTTGACAATTAGTGCAATAATAGCTATTTTTGTTTTTTAATATTAAATTATGTTTTTTTTCTTTTTCATATATAAATTCATTCCAATTATTTGGTAATGTAAATTGTGTTTTCATTCCTTTTATAAGCTCCCTAGTAGCCTTTTTTAGATATGCCATTACAACTACCTCCTATCATAATTGTAAGTATGTACCATCTATAAACTCTTTATATGTAACTGGTCTGCCTTTATATTTCATTACTATTTCATCATCTTTATGTGCTGGTACTTCTTCAACTTTATTTTGTTGTTTTTCTTTGTTGTCAACTATTTTAGGATTTTCATCTTGTTTTGTCGCCTCTTCTTTTTTATCTTTCTTATTGCTTGTTTTTATCCCTAATGTTTCGTTAGTTTCATCAAAATAATGTATTGCTAATCCATATACCTCTTCATCTTCCATTACTGCACATCCATTTTGTGCTTTTTTTCTTGCCTCATCTCTTATAAATTGCCACATATCTATTAAATTTTTCTCTTCGTTTAGATATTTTTCATCCATATCTTCTCTATTGATTAAGTATTCAGCTACTTTCTTGATATTGTTATCTTTTTGTTCTTGTGATAATTTTTTAATTCTTTCAATTCCTTCCATTTAGGTTTCCTCCTATAATTCAATTATTTTTAGATTGTATTTATCTTCAAATACTTTCTTTTTTGTGATATATTCTTTTGTTTTAAATCCTTTTATATCAATAACATCTGCTGTTTTATCATTATTAATCACTATAAAATCTGGTTTGTATTTTAATCCTGGTGCTAATATAAATATAGGCTGCAAACAGAAGCCTCTTATCTCTTTCGCTTGTAGCCTTAATTTTAAATCGCAATAAAACTCCGCTTCTTTTTTACTATCAAATGTATGTCCATCAATTTTTGTCTTTATTGCTCCGTATTTACTTCGTTTTCCTTTGTTTTTTTGATATTCTTTATATTCTTCTATAGACCAATGTTCTTGCATAGTGTACCTCACTTATATTTGAGTTTGTTTCTGAAAATTCATTATTTACTATTTTTTAAGTTTTCCTTTAAACTATTTTCATATAATTCTCGCCAATTTTTATATCCTGGAACAAATCCTTTACAATTTCTAGTTCCAATGAAATTATAATCACTTAATTTATTACACCCTAAACAATATTTGCATAGAGTATCTTTCCTTAATTCAGCCATCTTAATCCACCTTTTAATAATAAATTGTAATTTGTATTCCCATTTTCATTCCTTTCACTTTTTCTCAAATTCTTTTCTTAAGCATGTTATAAAATAATTTATAAAATCTTTTATTTTATCTTCATTTTCAATTGGTATGTATTTCTCTGTTTGATAGTATTTAAGCATAAATTTATTTCTTGATAATTCATTTAGATATATTCTGTATGGACTTAAATATATTTCTGTAATTGTCCAATATTGTAGTTGTAATGCAAAAATTCTTTCTTCAGGTAAATACTTTGTATCTTCAACATATAGTTCTAATCTTTTAAGTGTATTTACAATTGCTATTCTGTTTATTTCCTCCAGATTTTCAAAATTATTTTCTTTATAAATTAAAAAGTTAAATAACTTATTTAGTTTAGTTTTATTTAATTTATTATTTATATTATTAATATTATTATTATATATATTATTAGATGTGGTTACTTCGTTGGTTATTTCTTCGGTTGTTTTGTTGGTTGTTTTGTTGGTTGTTTTTAAATTGTTAGATTGGTAAAAGTCATATTTTTCAATGGTTATAAGAGTATATTTGTTGGTTGATGTGATGGTTATTTCATTGGTTGATTGTAACTTTTTTATGCTGGTTCTTATTTG